AAATGGTGTCATGTTCGATGCTTGCTTATATCGAACTCTAAATGCATCTTGACTCATCATTGCCTGGTAGTCTCTAGATGCTACTCTGTTGAAATAGCGTAGTACATTAGTAGAATTAATCATGATTTCCGACTTCCTTCCACCAAATAACCAGCTGGGAAAACTTCTGCCTGCTGCGGACGATGATGGTTCAATCATATTGGCCGTAAGCGTTTGAAGGCGTGCCTGAGCCTCTAACATTTCCTTATATTGGCCGATAGTTGATTCCAATTTAGAACACTTGGTCTTTTTCAGTTCAATGTAAAATGATTTAGCCACCACGTTGTCTCTTGCTGTTCCAACCCATTGTTGAATTAGAGATAGATAAAGATGAGGCGTATACCAATACTGCGCACTCAATTGTTCCAAAGAAGGATCTGGAAATACTTGTTTGAACTCTTTGTTTGCGAATTGCTGGTCTGTGTCTGCATTGAATGTTAATTGTAATTCCTTGTAAAGGACTGAATTGTCACCAGCAAATGGGCCGTTTTTAGTTAAAGCCTCTAATGTAGGCGTATCAACTCCGTATGCTGAATCAACTAAAACTAGAGGATATGGTGTAACATAGGTTAATTCTCCAACGCCTAAGTCTTGACCTTCTTCGCTCGATATTAAACCGCCCTTTTCATCAAAGACTTGAACATTTTTCACTTGGTATCTGTAACCATCTTGAAGGTTAATTCTTTTTTGACAAAGAGCATGTTCTCCGGTTGTTTCAGGTGTCCAATCATTTAATTCTCCGATTAAAACTTCTCTAATTGCGATTACTGGCATTTACTTTTTCCTCCCTTTACGGTATGCTTTGCCCATTGCTTTAAGATTCAGTTGACCTTTTTTCTTTCCAGATTTGAACTTGATTTGGTTCTTCTTAGATTTAATGTACCTCTGCCAGGCGGAGAGTTTTCTTTTACGTGGAACAGCATCCATCATGTCAACAACTGCGACAGTTTCCATAAAATCAGTTGGTAAAATTGGCTTTACGACTTCGCCTTCTTTAATCAACATTTGAAATGTAGGCTCTCGCCCAGCTAGCATTGACGAATACTGATAGGCAGGAATAGCAATCATATCGCAAGGAATAATTCGCTCGCCATCTGCCATGAGGAATCCGATAGTCCCACCAACGAGTCCACCAGCAAAAGCACCAGCAGGGCCACCAACCGCCCCACCCAATGCGGCACCTTCGACGGCACCAATACCCGCTTGAACATACGGATTATCCGTAACGGCATCCACTGCTTCGGCAGCGGCAACTGCTTTGGCACCTGCTCCTGCTTTCTTAAGTCCACGTTTGGCCTTCGATACACCTTTACCAACAATTTTTCCCTTTACCAAGTCAAAACCCCCTTCAGAGGTCTTGCGCTTGAGTCAAGAGTGAATCTATTCGGTCTTGAGTTACTTTGACAGGTTCTGCAATCATTAGGATATCAATCTCTAGAGTATCGTTCTTGTTTCTGTCCCAATTGTCACAAGCAACGCCAATTAGCAAATCACTAACTAGAGTGTAACCTTCAGGATGCAAATCACTAGGGCCGTAATACAAATCAGTACATTCGTAGGACGTGGATTCTAGGGTAGCAGTAGATGGGGAAGTGGTAGAAGTCCACTCCTTAACACATATGACATCGGGCGAGGCAATTCCAGTGTCTGCGAGCGATTCATATGCACGGCTTGTCGCTACTATCTTCAGTGCAGAAACGCTTCCAACTTCAGAAGATTTGTTAGCAACCGGATCCCAAACACCAGTGTTTGGTAATGCTGAAGAGTTTTGTTCTCTTACTTGAAAATAAATCTCTTTTACTGCCAGTCCTGTCTTTTGAGGGACAGAGCAATAACTACTCAAATCTATTCTTCCATACACTGTAGAGATTGCACCGGTTTCATCCAGAGTAAACTCCATTCTATCTCGCAAAATGACATCGTCTTTGTTTTTGGTCATAAGATGGGACATCCCAAGTTAGTTTATAGTAGTAGTTAGAATCCTTATCTTGAACAGGTGGGCTTCGCCTGGAGCCAAAACTGCCTCGCAGTTGGCCTTCGACCCACCTTCTAAATACAGGTGGCGACCCCCCCTAGGATAGAGGCGACCACCCCTATGGCGAGAAAACAAGAAATTAAGGTATATTTACCCGAAAGATTAGTTGGAGAATTGGAAGGAAGAAAGAGAATGGGGACTCGTAGTAAGTTCATTGAAAATGCGATTAATGTTCTACTAAGAAAGCAAGAAGATTTCAGCCCGTACAATCTTTCTTTAATCCACATTTTGTGTGTGGCAAGAGACAAGTTCAACGAAGAAGGATTGACTACATTCAGAGACATTATTCAAGCAATGATTGAGGATGTGAACAGATGAAGAAACACTTTCTTGATTTATTTAGTGGATTTGGCGGTGCATCCGAAGCATTTGTTCAGGACGTGGATAATTGGGCTGTACTTAGGATTGATAATAATCCATTATTGGGCGGTGTTCCATTTACAGTAATTGATGATATCAATAATCTTCAACCTCAAAATTATGGAATTAGATATCCGCCTGGCAAGGGCCGATTAAAAATTGATGTCATTTGGGCAAGCCCGCCCTGCAGAGATTTCTCAAATGCATACTCTGCTCCAAAATCAATTTGGGCTAGAGAATATGGATTAGAATCTTATGAACCGGATATGTCTCTTCTTGAATCAGCAATGGAAATTATCAATATCGTCAAACCTAAACATTGGGTTATCGAGAACGTGGTAGGGTCAATTAAGTACTTTAGAGAATACTTAGGCGAACCAAGACAAATCATTGGCCCCTATGTGTTGTGGGGCAATTTCCCTATGATAGATGTAGATGCATCTAAACTTGAAAGCAAAAACAAGAAAGATGTTCATTCTTCAAATCCATTACGGTCTAACTACAAAGCAAAAGTAGATTTTGAGATTTCCTCAAAATTAAAAGATGCTATCGAATCACAAAAATCAATTTTTGATTTCAAGTGACTATCGAAGCAGGAATACCGTTTGTATCATACATGACAGTGTTTCCATTTCCAGTATATTTTGTCGGTGGCGGATAAGACCTGATGGGGCCAGAGGTTACTCCTGCCACGTTCATTATTGTAATCCAATTAGGAATGTCAAAAGGTGTACCTGTTCCTTGCGGTTCATCAAATGGTGTCATGTTCGATGCTTGCTTATATCGAACTCTAAATGCATCTTGACTCATCATTGCCTGGTAGTCTCTAGATGCTACTCTGTTGAAATAGCGTAGTACATTAGTAGAATTAATCAT